GAAAACCCCCGTCCTGGTCTTCCCCTAACCAGAGCGGGGGCTTTTCTGCTTTATAGGAGGCTACCTATAAACCTTTTAACCCCTCAAGTATATCATCAATCCGTATCAAGTAGCCCTTACTTGGGTTAGGTTGGATGTTACAAGTAATAGCCCTACCACGTTGGGCAACTACCTTCTTAAGGATTTCTGTAGGTACTAACAGGGTACCACTTTCTATAACAAACGCCCAGTATTCAGCCTTTGTTGCTGACAATCCAGACGCATACCACTCATCATTATTATGAGACCAGCACACTGTTTCTATATATAAATTGCCTGTATCTTTCCATTTTAAATCTGTTTTTACTTCTACTGTTTTGCCACCAGTAAGTAAATCATTTACTAATGATTCACCTTCATGACCAACAGCAAGGTCTAAATCAAAATCAGATAACTTACTCATCAGCCCATCTCATAAACTGATAGTGGAACTACTTGTTTAGGTTTTATGTTATGCAATTTCCTATAACTTTCTCTTTGGTTTTCAGTAGTTGCTGCCCAGTAACCACTGACTGCATACTTAATTGAGTAATCAAAACATTGTTGTATCACTGGACAATTATTACATATTCTCTTTAGCATTGGCAAGTTGTCGTAACTACCTTCTGTAAAAAAGAATTCTGTATCAATGCCCTCACACGCTGGTCTTCCTTCCCATTTTGGATAGTCGTTCATAGATTAGAATTCTAATCCTACCCAAAAGAAAAATAAATCAATATCCATATGGTATCTATCAATATTAAAACCTATTCCAAAACGTTTAAAACTGTATCCAAAAGATAGCCAAAACTTTCCTACTGCTAATTCTTTTGTTGCCATGTTATCCTCCTGTTGAATAGAAGCCTGGACCTTTAAATTTTACTGCTGGAGCAGACCATATACGAACCATAACCTCAGCGCAAGTAGGACAAGGTGGTGCAATGTTTTCATTTACTTCAACTATAGTTGTACATGCTGGACATTTAAAATCATATGCTGGCATAGTTAATCACAATCTGGTCCAATAACATCGTCTGGATAAGGAAGAGTTACCATTGAACCACAGTTAGCACACTCTCCATCTAAAAAATAAAAAGATATTTCTTTGTATTCATCAAAGGCTATGAGGGCTATGAATACCTCACAACCACAGACACATGTAGTGCCTAGTGTTTGACCACGCAGGTCCATTGCTTTGCTGTAATCAGTAGGATGTAATAAATCTCTTACATCTTTACTCTCCTGATTCATCATCATCTTTCTTTTTGGGTAATACGTCTTCATCAGATTCTGGACGCCATCCTCCTAGATTTCTAATTAAAGATGTAACTGCACGTTGCACTTTCATTCTGGCACCATCTGCAGTTGTATCTAATTCCTTTGCTACATCAGCCCACTCGCCTAATTCCGTTGTAAATCTGGTTTGTAAAATTTTTTGCTTTGCCTCTGATAGTTTGTAATAGGCTGCTGCAATATCTGACCGTAGAACTAGCCAGTTGTTTCCATCTGATACCTCTGACCTACTGACTGTCTGTGCTAAATCTTTTATCTTGGTTGGAATTTCATATGATTCTGAAATAACTGATGGCAAGAATGCTTCTATGACAGCACTGTTGTAATAATAAATATCTATATATTCGTAGCCACTAGTCTTGGCTTTTTCTTTTTCGCAATACTTTAATGCAGCATTACGTAAAGATTTTGCAATTAATTTTTCTTTGTCCTTTGGTTCAAGGGTAGACCACTCTTTATATTTAACTGGGTGTGTAACAAACCATAGCCACAATGTTTGGGCTATATCTACCCGTTCAACCATTGGATACTTTTTGTTGTATTCACTTGCTAGAGCAGCAACAAGCGACTCGTATTCTTCCGTATATGAGTCGTTCATTAAAAAAAATACCTAGCCCTTGCCTGAATCAATACCAGCCCATTGTCCTCTTTGTACCATAAGTCCGATTATGGCATAGTTTGCTAGGTCAACGAGTGTATCTTCTATTGTTTCGTAGTTTGGCGTGTCGCCGTTATCAACTAAGTGATTAAGTCTGGCTAGTTTGTCATGCATTCTAACTCGTAGCCCATTTAGTGCCCCGCCAGGAGCATGGGCTATGTTTAATGGACCGTAGTCCTGATGCTTTTTATAAAGAATATCTAATAGTTCATCTGTAATATCTGCTGCGTATTTACTGTCCTTCATCTAGCACCATCCTTAGGCTGTCGTCTATATCTATCATTGCTTCTTGAACTAAAACATCTTCTACTATCTGATTGCCTTTGCCTTCGGCAGCAGCCAATATAACTTCAGCCAATAGAGTAAGTCCTGAGTTCTTTGATTCAACTGTTTTTAATACATAGATATCTCGCAATGCATTTAAGATATCCAATCCTTTATTATCTGATAAAGGAATACCAATCAATCTAGGGTGTTCTTTAATATAACTCCAGATATCTTCTTTAAGATATGACTCGTTTGATTCGCTCATCTATAAATCCAATCCCTTCCGCTAGTACTACTGAGTTCACGTCATGCCCATCTGGCATCTGAACTATATTTGCATTACCCAATTCACGGGTAATTTTTTTGCCGAACTCTAGTCCTGCTGCATCACCATCTGCAAGGATAATGACTGTTTCAAAATCATCTAATATTTTAGAGTAATATGGTTTCCAATTGTTAGCGCCAGGAATTCCAACTGACGGATGATTTGTTTTAGCAACTACAGTTATACAATCTATCTCACCTTCGGTGACACATATATATCCGTCTGCTGTTAGTACTGCTTGTGAGTTAAACATTGTTGTTTTAGCCCCTGGCATACCCATATATTTAGGGTCGCCACCTGACATAGTTCTGAATCTAATATCAACTACGCCTGATGGTGTTACATAAGGAATTGCTAATCTACCCGTGTAACCTTCGTGACCTGGCAATGGATGTTCCACTACGCCTAGATGAAATCGCTGAACTTCTTCTACCGATAACCCTCTGCTCGCTAGATAATCCGTTGCTAGATGAATGCTTGCTTTGTATGTCTCTGTTGCCTGTAAGAGAAATGCTCTCTGCGAATTTGATAGCCTCAATGTAAGTGCCTCCTTCCTTCTCCATAATTAAATCGTATACATCTCCACCAACACCACATCCATGACATTTAAATCTTTGTTCATCAAAGTTAACGCCAGCAGATGCATGTGAATCTTGGTGGAAGGGACATTTAATCTTGCGCCAGCCGTGCCCCTGTTGTGGCAAGGCGGCGCCTAAGTATACTAAATACTCGGCAATACTATGCTTTTGATTGTCCATTCATAGCCCTATGGATAAGGTCCAACCATACGCTGGCTGGCATACTGCAATACCATTCATTAACATTAGTCTTTCCTTTCCGTTTGTGCAAGACTGTTCCAGTCCAAGCATTATCGTTTTTCATTTCTACTTCTAACTCTTTAATCCACGCACTAAGGTCCATACGGATATGGTTTTTTACTTCAATAGTTACTCCATTGACACCGCTTACATCACCTTTATCTAATTGTGCGCCTGCGATTCTGCGGTCTGCATATGGAAAACCGTTTACTTTTAGCCATTTAACTACATCTGCTTCTGCTTTAGAACCTTTTGCTTTACGTGGATTACTCACATCATGCCCTCCTGTTGGTATCTAACGATAACATCTTCTAGATACATAGACTCAGGATTAAATGCAAGACTCACATAATTGTTTCCTGTTTGGTCTGCTCTGCCATATCGATTCTTGACTGGTGCTACGCATAGGTAAGTATCATCACCTTGTTTCATCTGCCCAATAGTTAGCACCATTGCTGGAATCTGATTGACTAAACCCTGGATTGCTGACCGTGGCTGGCAAGGATAACCCTCAAAGCCTTCTTTAGTATGGTGCAGTACCAGTAGTGCAGCGTTAGTATCACGAGCAAGGTACTTCAATTCTTTCATTGCTGCTCGCATACCGTGGAACTCTTCATGCCCATCCATTGCTATATCCATTAAATTATCTACAACAATAAGAGTAGGGCTTCTGCCCCATACAGTTTCAAAGGCTGATACCTCATCATCTAAATCTTTAAGTGTTGGTGTAGATTCAAAAGACCAAAACAAATGATTGTTTAATAATAATAGTTCGTGTGCTTTGTCTGGGTCTTTCTTTAATAGTTGTTCTGCATTTTGCTGTGACATGTTACCTGCCATAGCAACTAAACGCATAGCCATTGTATGTGCGTTTGTATCTGCGCTGAAATAAAGAGTTGGAAGTTTTGTTCGGGCTGCTATAGCAAGGGCAATAGATGACTTGCCTGCACCTGGAGTGCCTGCAACTACTGTTACCTCTGCTCTACGCAGAATGATACCTGCCCGTTCAAATGCCGCAAAAGCGGGTGGCAATGGTTCGCCACCCACTTCTGCTTTGTTAATTGACCGTCTAAGTGTTTTCACTTTACCGAATCTGGTACGAAAGTATTCCAGTCTGGATTGGTGACAAGAATGTATTGGTTCTTGCACTTATCAAATGCACCTTTAGGTGCTGGACAGAAGTAACCTTTGTATGGTTTCCCATCTTTACCCATTCCTTGAATGGCAGTCATTCGTCCATGTGGACAGTTACGCCCACCAATAGATGTCATAGATTGTGGTACTGAATTTTGATTTTCAGTAATGATGTTGCCCCCAAATGCTGCAGCAATATCTTGTGTTGACATTGCAGGTGCTGGACTTACGCCCTTGATTGCAGTCTCAACTTCTTTAACTGCATCAGCAATAATATGAATACCATTGGCAATCATATCTGCAAATTGTTCTGCAGTTTCTCCACGCAATGTGATACCTGTACCACCTGCTGATTTTAGATTGATGCTTATAGGTGCTTCCGTGCTAGGCACATATTCTCCTTACTCTAGTGGAGTGGCAAGACCCTTTTGGTCACGCCACTTTCTTACTCGCAATGCAAACTGTACACCTTTCCAACCTTCTTTGATATCTACAAATACTAATTTGCAAGTACCACTTCCTGCTGGTAGATGAACTATGATTGCCTTCTCTTGGTTGATATCTCCCCAAGTACCACGGGTTGCCGTGGCTGGGTCGTACGGCAAGCCGTGAGCATAGATTGCTAATTGCATGGCAATATTATGTGGATGGTCAATGCGTCCTGTTTTTAAATCCGCAATGAACCGTTCGCCTTTGTACTCTACGATTCTATCTGGAGTACCTGCGATTTTATCTTTATCATAAACACAAAACTGTTCAATAAATATTTTATTAAAGATAGATGTTGCTTGTTCGTATGCTTTAATATCTGGAAGCCACTGGTCTGGTACCGCACCAAGGTCCTGTCCTAAATCTAACCGTTCTGTTAATGCGTGTATTGCTGTACCAATAGTTGCTGCTTTGCTTGCGCCTGCATGGTCCATTGCTTCTTCAATGTATGCATTAATTAAATTCTTGTCTTCGCCCGCTGCACTTATTGCTAATAATAAATCTGGTCTTGTTGTTAAACCAAGTGCTGTCATTCGCATTTTCCATGCGACTAATGCTGAGGCATCATCTAAACTGTTTGCAATTGTAGTAGCCCGTGTATAGGCAACTGCTTTTTTACCTTTAGGTGGGACAACCATAGGTCGTCCGTATCTATCTCTTTCTATTTCTGTTGTCATATTATCCTAGTCTCCTGTTAGGTATGAAGCGGGTCAAAAAGGAGACAGCAATTCTGACCCGCTTCAATTGGTATAAAGATAGCACACAAAGGACGGAAGGTGCTACTTTATAGTGTCCCGTGTTCGCTGGTAGCGGGACCACCCACCATCACAAATCACCCATTCCAGGTGGTGCGAAGATTACTCAGGAGTAACTTCCCTGACATCTACTTCATCTACAAACAAATCACCATCTTCTGCGTATTGAACTTCGATATTGTTTTCAACAATTTCTCTAGCCTCATCTTCATTAGATGCTTCAATACCATTAACGGTGACATGTATTTTAATTGTTGCAGACCATAATCTTTTAAG